CGGTTTTCGGTTTGCATCCCGTTCAAACAAGCAAGCGTCCAAATTGTTTGATAAACGGTAACCGCGCCCGCGCCAACTTCGCTATTTGACAAGCCAATACCATTGGCCATTTTATCCCCGACGGCGGGCTGGCCTAATTGAACTAAACTTTTTAAACGCAAGTTTAAACGTTTATCAGTAACGTTAGCGTTTACAATTTGCCATTGCGCTTCACTTTCCATCAATTGCGGCAAGCTTGCTTCCAACAAATTTAAATTGTCAAAAGTTTTAAACTTATCAGAAACAAAAGCACGGGCCTGCCCGCGTGTCTCTTCTACTTCTAAATATGTCCGGATCATGCGGTTAACTGGTTCTTTTTGCCAACGCGCATTGATCAAGGCGTCATATTCCTGCGGGTAACTGGCCTGCAACCGCCGCGCCGTTCTGGTGTCAATTTCCGCCGCCGCCGCTATTTGGCCGTGCGCGTGGTCATTAACGTCTAAAATGCGGGTTGGCTCGCCGCCGTTTTGTTCGATAATGATTTGCGGGTTGCCGTCCGCGTCCGTCGTCTTTTGTAACTCCGCTGTGCTTGTTACAAAATCGCCTTGCTTGTCATGTTGTTCTTTTACTTTCGCCATTAACGCGTATAGATCGCCTTTTTGATTTTCAATTTGCATTTTGTATTCCCTCATAAAAAACGGGGCAGGATTGCGCCCGCCCCGTATTCTCTTATATTTTCCCATATTATGCAAGGCAAAACTTTTTAAAAGTTTATTTGCCAATATCCCCCGCAACATGGTGCCGAATAACTGAACGCGGCGGCAGGCCAGAAACAAAGCGCTTTAGTTTTTCCCCGTCAGTTTCTAATTGCTCGCCTTGCGCGGTATCTTCCCACCATATGCGGCAGTTACCTTGCGCAGCATAACAACCGCCTTGCGCCGTATTATCCGCCGCCCTGCGTTTATTTGGACCATGCGCAGTAAAACCAATGATAAATTTACGGTTTAACATAGCGCAAAGCGGCTCGCCGTCTCCACATTGAGCGCAAGATATGTCGCGGTATTCTGCGGGGCATCTCACAACGGTGCGTTTTTCGTTGGGGACATCATCCCGCGCATATTCAATTTCTAATTCAAACGAAAACCATTTTTTTCCCTGCCATTGCGCTTCACTGACAACGGTTACCGTAGGAACCGCGCCCGCAGCAATTGCGGCGTCTTGTAAATTGTCCGCGGAGTAATTGACAACGGTTTTACCTTTGGGGTGATCTATCCCGCGTTTTTGTTTGCGAAACCAATCAACCCAATCAAAATGCGTATAAGTGAACGCAACCCCTTTACGCGGTACAGCGTCAAGCAATGCGTCAAAATATTGCCAATCAATTTCTTTTGCGCCCTTGCCGCTATCGTTTAAAGCGCATGACGGCGGGCACGTTCCAAATTTATCCCCGTTGCCCGCTCTATAGGTAACGGCTATTCCTTTAGTTTTTTTTGCGCGTGATGTCTCTACAGTTCTAAGCATTGTCTTACCCCATATAAGATTTATCCCATATCTATAACAAAAGAAAACCCGCCATGCAAGCGGGTTTAACTTTTATTATTTTCTGCGACGGCGGGGCTTATTTGCGCGGCGGCTTAACTCATCAAAATCTGAACCATATAACAAGCGGCCAATCCAATTAAGCAAAAACATCGGACCATCTCGCTTTTTCTTCGGCTTCATATTCTGCTTGGCTTTCCGCTTCAGTTTCTTTTGTCATTTTATAACATTCCACGCATAAATCCCAATTTACATCGGGCCAATAAAAACCAGTAACGCCCACGCCGCAACCTACACAATGTTCACTATGCAATCCCATTACACCGCCTCCCGTTTAGGCAACGGGTCAACCGCAGCATTGTTATACTTTGAAGCGGCCAACCAGTTTAATTGGGCACGGTTCAAAGCGCTAAACGCTTGCTCTAAAGCCTCGCAAACAATTTTCTGATGACCTACAGGCTCGCTGCGCGGCACCTTATCCCAAAAACTATCTAAATCCGGATCAGTCATTAGCCTGTCAAAAGCATGTATTTTTTCCATACACATCTGAATGTCTTCGAACATGTACCTGTTTATGTCTTTATAATTCATATTACCTCACTTTCTGGTGATAAGAGAATATGCGATTAAATAGGACATATCAAGTCGAAAACCTCATCCCATAGGAATTTCTTTTCGTGCGCTAACCGCGGCTCAGTTTTTAAACCGTCCGCCTTTAGGTCCATTGCTTGATCCGCATGATATAAAAATAGAAATGGGGCACTGTCGGGCTTGTTCTGTTTTTTAATCAAGGTCCAACAAGATGAATGCTTATGACGGACATGCCATGCAACTTGATGCGGGCTCAGGTTAACAGCGTTAGCCTTACAAAACTTTAATTCAACAAAGTGAAACTTTCCGCGCTCATCACAAATGAGAAGGTCAGGAATGCCTTGGCTTGCCCAGTTCTCAATCCGCGTGAGAATCAGCGTCCGTTTCGATCTCTTCGTAGCTGCCTTCAATTGCTGATACAGGCCCGCTTCCATCTTCGTCTGGGGTAATGTCAATTGCGCCATATGTTTGCTTCAATTCATCCAAAGCTTTTTGAACGTCTTCGCGGCTCATGCTATCAATGCTGCCGTGACGGATTTCAGACTTACTGACGTAGATATCGCCTTGCGCCTGACCCCGCCTATATTCAGCCTGCACTGCGGCACTGTACGCGCCGTTTTCAAGGGCTAGATCACGAATGCGCTGTAAGTCTCGCACGTGTCTTTGATAAGTGATGCCAAACTTCTCATCTAGCTCGTCACGATATTTTTTAATCGCGGCGCAAACGTGTGGACTGATATGGGGGTTTGTCATCTGAGACGCACGAACAGGAGCAGACTTTTTTGTATAGCCCGCTCGTTCTGCGGCTTCTGACATTGTGATGGTTCCATCGTTGGAAACCAGTTCTTTCACAAACTTCTCTTGCATACGGGTCAGAGGCGATTGCTCATGCAATCTCTTGCGGCCTCTCAATTCATCCGGATTTTGTTTAGTCCAACGCTTTCCGGTGGGTTTTTTCTTAACCCGTAACACCAAACCCTTCGGAATTGGGGGTGTTTTTGCCATTTTTAGCCTCGTTTATTTTGCTATAATTGTGTCATAACAAGGCTGAACTACTAAATCTAGCGTAAGAGTTTATAAGACATTCTAAGAAGGTATATAAGGTAACACCTTGAAAACAGAGGTGTTACCCAAAAAAGTTACCGAAAAACCCTTTCTTATTATATACATAGATACAAAGGTAACACCGTAACACCGGTAACACCCTTAAACGCAAAATTTATTTTTTTTATTTTTCTGGCTATATATATAGAAAGAGTTACCAAACCTTAATTAATGCTTTTGATATCGTCGATAACGTATAAGTCTTTGAACATGTCGTAGACTTGGTTGCTGCTATAGGCTTTCATATAAAAGCCCTTGCGTTTATCCAATTCAACATAGAACGTTTTCATTGGCCCTCTTCCCTCTCCACAGTGATTTCAAACTCATAAGTATCTTCCCCGCCGATACCGTGTTCTGGACCCCAGATGCGATCTTCTGCAACGATGCGCCGTGCCTCCTCTGCTGTTTCGGCTTCTTCGTAGAACACATTTCGTTGCTCAACCATAACCCACCACTTTTTTAACGCATGTTCTTCTTTGGGATCATCGGTAACATCGTTGTAATTAATTAAATCCCGCCAAACTTCGTAATACCCACCATATTTCCAAGGTTTTGACGGATCGGCTTTAAACTTTTCTTCATCATACGGCACTTTTACTTGTACGCACATTTTCATATTTCGGCGTCGTCCAAACATTGCGGCGGTTTTTTCTGCGGTACAGAAGTGATCACGAATGGTTGATGCGCTATATCCTGCGATACCGTTATCGAAGGGATGTATCGACGGATCGTCGGCCATGCTCTCTTTGTCGTAATAGACGCCAACATTTAGGATGGGGTTTTCGTATAGATAGGGCATTCTGGTCTCCTCATAAAGAAGCCCAGTATGGGATATTATGGGAGTAACGTCAAGACAATAAAAAAGCCCGCGATTTGCGGGCTTAATTGTTATGCGTCTTCCATGCAGTATTCTTCCATGAACTCTGCCATTGCTTCGAAGCGGTCTGCTACTTCGCTTTGACTGTAGCAACCATGCTCATCTCTGAGATGGTGGCCCGTGTCCCACGCTAGGTCTTCGGCGTGTCGTGGCATTTCCACCCAGTATGTTTGGTTCCACCTTTCATACTCGACTGTGAAGCCATACTTCCGCTTCATCTTTTCGATGTAGCTTCTGTATTGGTTAGCGGGTTGTTTTGGTTTTCGGGCTTGATCGGGTATTGTGATCTTGCCGTCGGCCACCAGTTCGTAGACATCTTCGACACGTGCCCTGCGTTTAACCTGTTTGTCTTTGATGCTCACGATGTCACGTGTGCGTCCGCAGACGTATCGTCTTCCTTCGATCAGTTGGAAGTGATGTCCTGCGACAACCAGAAACACGCGGCCCGTGGTCCGCATATCTTTGCTTTCTTTCAGCCAAGCGGCGAGCGTGATCTTTGGAGTGCATCTTCGATAGATGCTTTGTATTCCGCAGAGTGTGAGGGCCCGTCGCACGTGAGTGGTGTGGGTTCCTATTACGGCTCGTTGTCCACTGACGGAACGGATGAGCCGTGCGGCTTCACCGCTGTTCATGCCCGTGACTGCGCTGATGACGGCTGGGCCGCAATAGCGATTTCGATCTGTACTGATATGAGTAACAGGTTTGATTTTCATTTTGATTTACCTCATCAAAAGATTGTGTCTGACATGATCGGGTTTTGGCCCTAGTCGGGTTGAGGTATTCAATTGTCAAATAGCGTTGGGCACTTTGCCCATACACTATAGTAGCATGAATATGGGTTAAATCCCATACATACTAACGGATAATGACGTTACGTCACTCCTATACTTATGCGTCAAGTCCTATACTTGAGTATAGTATTATCTTTTTAGCGAGGTCTGCGAGCCGCGGATCGTCGGCAGCGGTTGACCAGTCGATATCGTCTGGTTTTGGTTTAGATTTGAACATTGGTTTG